GAAGACGGACGACTTCGATAAGGTACTCAAGGACTTTGCCGAAGAGGTAAACCTTGCAGCCAAGCGCACCCTCGGCTCACGTAAGATTGGCAAGAACCGGTCCTATGGTGTCGCGTCGCGCTCCTTGCAGAAGTCGCTAGAATACAAAATAGGAGACGGCAAGGTGGAGTTTGGTTCGCCACTCCCCTACGCCGCCTTCATCCATTGGGGCGTGAACGGAACCAGACGGAACCGCAACGCCCCCTTTTCGTTCAAAAACGAAACCAAGCTACCCGTCCCCGCCATCAAAGAGTGGATGCGGGCAAAAGGCATCAAGCCGCGCGACAAGAGTGGCAAGTTCATTGCCAAGGTTGGGCCAAGGGGCGGAGACCGCGTAGCAAGCGCCGCCTATATGATCGCGCGAAGCATCAAGCGCAACGGCATCCACGGCCTCAAATACTACTCCGTGGCCCTTGAGAGCATCGTGCCACAATTTACCGACAAGATGGGCGACGCCCTTGTCAAAGACCTCCTCTCCTCCCTCTCATTCAAGACGGGAAACATCACAGTGAAACTGAAATAAAATGGCCGCAAGAATCTTTGATTTTCCCGGTTTTGACCTCCGCCCCGCAGGGCAGCCGCTCATCTTCTCAATTGACGACACGGGCACCACGCCGGATCGGTTCGTGGTCATCGTGAAACGTTCAAGCGTCTACACCGCTGGGGCGCCCGTTCAGGTGGCCAAATTCTACCTCACGCCCAACACGAATGGGGTGGCCTTCTTTGACCTCTCACCCATTGCCGAGAGCATCTTGGAATACCCGTTGAAGGTGGGAAGTACGGTCGTGCATAAGACGGCGACTGTTGCCGATGCGATGGACGGCCTCACCATGCAGCGGTTCGTCGTTGAGGTGGCGCGATACGACGCCGGGGTGGAGGGCTCCGTGGACGACACCGAGTCCATTATTGTGACCAACGGCACCCAGCAAATCGCGGACGGCCTACACCCAAGTTTCAATGACTACCTCTGGGGCAACGCCGTTGGGTTCTTGACTGAACGGCCGGTGGTCAACAACGTCATCACACACCGCGCACGCCGCGACGAGGAGTTTGTGGTGAGCTTCATTGACGGCGACGACATCGGAGAAGCACGGACCGGGACGTACATTTTGCGGGCAACTTATGTGCCTTATACCGGGTCTTCTTACACCGGTCCAGTAGGAACGGCCTACACCGGAACGGACGTCACCGAGATGCTTCTACAAGTCCCAATCGGTGGTCCAAATTTGGTGGCAAATTACGCCTCCGTTCCTTTCACATTGGAAGAGACGGACTACATCGACTTCTATTTGTATCGTACCGACGTCGCTGGACAAGTAGGCAACGCCTACCGCGTCATCTTTGACGACACGAGAGGGTGCCGGAACACGGCCACGCAGGTCGCATGGATCAACACGAAGGGCGGGTGGGAATACCTGCGCTTCGATACACGAGCGCCCAAACAAATCAGCGTCGAGGGCAAGACCTTCCGCAAGACCATCGGCACGTATGGATCGGCCACGTTCTCGTTTGACGCGGCAGCAGCTCAATACGACACCTTCGCCAAAACAGGAAAGGAGCAATACACCCTCCAAGAAAACTTCTTTGACGCCAACGAACGCGCCCTCTTGGACTCTCTTATGAAGTCTCGCATGGTGCAAATTAGACGCATGGACGAAACGGTGTGGAAGCCGGCAACGGTCCTCACCAACTCACTCACCATCCAGCCCGCCGGGTCGCAATTCTACAACGTGTCCCTTCAAGTTGAAATCGCTCAAGATATCCGATGCTGAGACTCGTCATAAACAACAAGGACGTCGAGCTGTACGAGAACGCACCCGTCAATCTCAAGTTCCAGTTTTCCGACGTCGAGAAAATCAACAATCCGCTGGCTAGCTATTCGCAGTCGTTCCGGGTTCCGTTGACGCAAAACAACGTCGACATCTTTGGCCACCTCGATCAGGTGACGGAGGTGGGAGGGTTGGACCTACGTGTGCGCTTGTCGGCTCAACTTTTGTCCGACACGTACCCCATCATGGACGGGTTTGTTCAGGTGAAGGCGGTCTACCTCACCAAAGAAATCTACCCGGAAGTCGAGTTGGTTTTCTTTAGTGGGGCGGTGGACTTCAAAAGCGAGCTCGAGGGTTTGTACCTCTCGGACCTCAACTTGAGTTCCTACGACCACGACTTGACCTACGCCAATGTCGCGCTCGGTTGGGCAGAGATAACCGACGACTACCGCTACGGCATCGTCGACACGGGGCAGAACTGGACGGCGCAGACCTTCGGCACCGAAGACAACCCAATCCTCTTGCCCCAATTGACCTTGTTCATGAATGCCAAGGTCATCCTTGACAAGATTTTCAGCGAGGCGGGTTTGACCTACGAAAGCACCTACCTAGAAGGAACGGACTTCGAGAAGCAGTACGTCATGTTCGCCAATGGTCAAACCGTGGTCGAATCAAACGACGACTTCAACGAGAACGCTCGGACGACCCTAGCAAGCAACCAAACCATCGCGGCCAACTCTACCGCGATTGTGGACCTTGTGGACAACGGGAACGACTGCTACGACCAAGGAAGCAATTGGAACAACTCGACGCACAAATACACCGTGCCTGAAAGCGGCCTCTACAACGTCAACTTGACCTACTCCGTGCGCACCACTGGCGCATTTAATGACCGTAACTTCAAGGTCCGCATCGTGGTCGACCCAGCAAGTGGAGGAGCCAACTACAATCTCATCGAAGGGGGGGGCAATGAGGGGGCAGCAATTAACAGACAACTCACCACACTCACCGAAGGTGGCGCCGTGGTGTTGTTGCAAAATGACGTCATCTACGTTGAGGTCGAGAACGATTCTACAAGCTCCTCGTTGAGCGTAGGAGGCACCAACTACTTCGCCGGCGGTGGCGAGCGCACCTCACTTGAAATCGTGGCCGAAGCGTCATTGGGTGGATATGAGGTGAACGTAGCGGCGAGCGCTCCGAAGATGCTGCAATTTGACTACCTGACCTCTTTGCAGAAACTCTACAACCTTGTCTTCATCCCGGACGAGCTCAAGCCCGGTCACTTCATCATCGAGACATTCGAGGACTATATGGCCTCCGGCGACACGAAAGACTGGACCTCGAAGGTGGACTACGGCAAAGACGTCGTCATCAAACCCACCACGGACCTCCAAGCGGCTCAATATCGTTGGACGTACTCAAGCGGCAAAGACTTCGTGACAAAGACGGTGGAGGACTCCTTGGCCCGCGTCTACGGCGAATATGAGGTGACGGACACGGGCAACGAATTTGCCACCGGAATCAACGAGGTGAAGACCAAGTTCGCCCCGTACCTCATGAGCTTGGTGCCGGGCACTTCTACGCCTATCCTTCGCTTGATCACAGGCGACGGACAACCCGTCAAAGACCCAGCCCCGCGCATTGCGTATTGGGCCGGGTTCTCCACGGACTTTGGTTCGTTCACCATCAAAGAGGAAGACGGCACCGATACGGACATCTCGGCCTTTCCTACATTGTCGAATTACTCCGTGGCACAGCCCGACCCCGGAGACAACGACCTCAACTACGGCATGGAGCCGGCGATGTACCCAATTGTGGCGCAACCGGCTCACACCTTGTACTTCCGTTTCTGGGCTACTTACGTCTTGGAACTCTACTCCACCGAGGCCCGCGTTTTGTCGTGCAACATGAACCTCACGGACGCCGACTTGCAGTCGTGGAACTTCAACGACAAGATCTATATCAAGGACACCTACTACCGCATCCTCTCCATCAGCTACGACGCCAACGCACCGGGCACCGCTCAAGTGGAACTTATCCGCAAGCTCGACGACATCGAGTTGTGTGCCGATACGCCGACGGGCCTCTACCCAAACTCGGACATCGTGACGTTCAACAACTCGCCCACGGACTACGGGAGCGAGGCGTGCTGCGTCTTGTACGGCTACGATTGGAGAACCAACCGCGTCACCTTGGACCAACGTTGCCACGTGAACACCCAACAACTTGACATCTAATGAAAGACCCCAAGCACATCACCTCGGCCATCCTGCTCCTACAAATGGAGAAGGTGAAGAAGCCCCTTCCGTGGTGGCTCGTCCCTCTTGACTTGTTCTTGACTGGCCTCTACCTGACCGGGTTTGTGGCGGCTTGTGTTGCAATCATTTACCTCGTGGTGTCATGGCTATAAGCAAACAACAAATCATCCTCGAAATTGACGCGGACACAGGCGAGGTACTAAAGGCAACCAGCGACCTTCAAAAGAACATGGAGGGTGTGGCCGACGCTGCGAACGATGCAGCCGAGGCGACGGAGAGCATTGGCACGGCGGGAGCCGATGCCGGAAGCAAACTCAAGAAAGCGGGCAACACGGGCGCCACGGCATTCAAGGGCTTGGGTGCTGCAATTAAGGCCACGGGCATTGGGTTACTTGTGGCGTTGTTGGCCAAGCTCGTAGTGGCCTTCACGGAAAATAAGAAGGTCGCCGATGCGCTGGGGGTGGCTACGGCTGCGCTCGGTGCCATCTTCAACGGGATTGTCGATGCGGGAAGTAAGATTGCTTCAAACCTGATTGAGGCTTTTAACAATCCACAACAAGCGATCGACGGATTTAAGCAAAGATTAGAAGGCGTTGGTAATTACATCAAATTGTTGGGCTCGACTATTTTTGGCGGGTTCAAATTGCAACTCTTATCAATTAAAGAGGGCCTAATTGAGGGCGCGATTGCGGCAAAAGAATTTCTCGGAGGCGACGCAACCAAACTTCGAGAAAGCCTGAAAGAAGTTCAAGACGAACAAGAAAAAATCAGGAAAACCCAGCAGGAAAATAAAGAGGCTCTCGCAGAACCTTTCAAACAGGCCGCTGAAGCCGTTAAAGAATACGTCACACAAACGGCAACGGCAGTCAAGCAAGCAACCGCCCTTGAGCGTCAGTTGCAAAAGTTAAGCGATGCCGAGAGGGACTTGGCCGTGACGACCGCACAAAGCCGAGCCGAGGTAGAGGAGCTCAAGCGCCAACGTGACGACGCCCGCTTGTCCATTGAGGAACGAATCGCGGCAGCGGAGAAGGCGGCAGCCATTGACAAGCAAATCGCCGACGAGAACGTGCGTATCTCCGAACAACGCGCCGAGCTTCTGCGCCGGGAGATTGAGTTGCAAGGCGCCACGGAGGAAAGGTTGCAAGCGGTGGCAGACGCTGAAATTGCAGCGGCGGACGCACGGGCAGCAAGTGCCGCCGTGCAAACCGAACTCCAAACTTCAATTTTTGGATTGAACGAGGAGGCACGAGCAC